TTGAATAACGGTCTACCAGCCTTCTCGTGTCCTGCAGGGTATTTAAGTTCTTCACCCGTTTCAATGTCAGTTGCGTTAAATGCTTTACCTGCAGGTGCAGGATCAATAAACATTTTTTTAACCCAGTGATGTCCTCTACCACCAGGGTTGGTAGTAGCTCTCATGTACACTGGTAGGTCAGGTGCAGTGGACCGTAGACGTGACCGCATGTAGTTCCATGCGAATGGTGTGGGCCATTGCGTCAATTCGTCAAAGCCTATCCAGCTAAAGGCCAGACCTTGGTAGCGCAGAACGTCATCTTCTTTGTCTAGGTATGACATCCACAATCTCGCACCAGATGGCGCAGTCCACTGCATCTTTCTTTCTGACCATTTAATTCCAGGCCAGATCTTAGGGTACATCTCTTGTGACTTAAATATAAGTTCCCTAAGTTCTTCTGTTGTGTGTCGTAGCAGCAAGCCACTAAAGCTAGGGTGACCCATAAAACGTAAAGGGTCAGCTAACATTGCATAACTTTTTCCACCGCCAGCACTGCCCCCATACAGGACTTCACGTTCACCTGCTGCAAGGAAGTCTGTCTGTGGGCCAGCATTAGGTTTAAAGATTACGTTGTGTTTTTCCTCAATAGGAATTTCACTAACAATCTTGGCTGGTTCAGGCTTCGGCTTCGCTTCCGTCTTCTTTTGCACCGAGTCTTTTGGTGTCAATTTCTTCCGCCTTGGCGATTGCCTTTTGCGCATAGTCTGCCCATCGGCGTAAGCTTGCAGCTTTGTTCTTTCTTCTTCGCTCATTTTCCAACCGTTTCCTTAATCCCACATGAGATATTGAACGTCCTGTATTCCTAGTTAGCCAGTTAGCTACTTCACGATATGAGTATTGCTTTAAGTATTGTTTAGCCTGTTCAAGCATATTAAGTTCATGTTCAATAGGAATTAATACGCCTTCATCTTCAGGATCTACTTCATAACCAAATGGTACTGTGCGTGATATGCGTGGAATAGGAATCCATTCATCGTCTTCCTTAATGTCGGTAGGTTGGGGTAACTTCCACTTTGGTAGAGGTTTAGTCATAATCTTCTGTTTGTTTAGGTGGCATCAACATAACACCACCCTTAGCTTCAACTTGCATCTTCTCAGTTTTTACCAGACCACTACGGTCAAGCAATTCTTTTGCTGCTGACATCTTATCACGAATACCTAACTCAGTAGGATCATACAAAGCACCTACCATAGCCATTGCAGCTTTAGGAGCATTACGTGCCATATATGCAGATGTAGCGTCTAGGATTTCTTCTTTCAAAGAATTAATAATCTCTGTGGATGAAGTAGCATCTGAATATCCTGCAAGCTTCTTTGCAACTATAATGTCACCACCAGCTTCATCAAATAAAACTGCAAGTAGCTTCTGTTGTTTTTCTGTTAGTTCTCTTGCCATTTTACATCTTTCTCTTAAATAGTGCAAGCACAAAGTTTGATATTGATCTACCTATTTCTGTTGGTGTAGGTAATAACCACCCAAGTAAAAGAAGGAGCATGACCCAAAATGGAATATTTGTATTTGTAATATCCAACCTTTCTACAGGTCCAGCTTCTACTTCTTTAACTATCTCTGTCTGTATTACATCACGACCAGCATTATTTGTTTCTTCATCTTCGTATGTAACTACAGCTTGTTTGTTTTCTTTGCCTATCTGTGCGTTGCTATTTACTGTTGGACCACTGCCGCCACCTAGAAACGTTAAAGGATTAATACCACTGCAACTAGCTAATAGTAATGCTATAAGTATCCATCTCATTTTAACATCGCATCTTGTAATAGAATAATCTCTAATCGTTGAACAGCTAACTGTAGCTCGTTAGTCGTTTTAATATTCCATCCGACTAAAGCTATAACTGCGGCAAACAGTACAGATATGATAGCCTTCTGGTCCATTACCTATTACGTAAAGCTTGCTCTATAGTATCTAGTTTATTGAAGATAGCCTTAATGGTTTCCTTCATTTCTTTCATTTCTCTGTCGTGTGCTTCTCTGTTGGAAGCTTGCTGCGCTTTAATGACAGCAATATCAGTTTCATTCTTATTTACTTTATTAAATAAAAACCAAACCACTACGATAATAGGGGCCACTAACCATTGCATTAATACGTCAATCATCTCATACATGGCTTACATCATTTCAAAATGCGGAGCATCAATGAATGGTCTACGACCTTCAGATCTGCGTAAATCAATGTACTCGTTCATGGCATCTTCCATAGTACCTACGTAAGACGTAATATCTCCTACTGACCATGCTGCTCCCCACTTTAATGGAATGCCAACTTCATTAGCTGCCTCTGCCATAGCATCTGCAATGTTATCGTAAACATTTAATTCCCAAGAAACATCAGAACCAAAATAGGCTACAAGGTCTACTGCATGTGAATATCCATCACCTTGAATAAGATGTTTAGATTTCATAGTCTGTGATCGTCCTTGAGCTACAAGTTCTTTTTGTTCAGCCAAGGTACGTACACCATACGTCACACCAAAGTCTACATCTGTCAATTCTATAGCACGTTTAACAACTGCTACCAAATCAGGATGAACACCGTCTAGTTTGTTCAGAGAACGTTGCGATAGATTAAATGCCATTAACGCATATCCTTTGTCATTGCTACTTTATTGCCCATAGGTTTGCCAGCCATGTAAGCTGTTGCACCCATGTAGGCAGCTACTACACCTGTCTGTGCAATATAAAATAACCCTAGCAAATCTGCTAGAGCACTAACACGTGAGTCAGACATCATTGGGGTAAATAAAAATATAGTAAAGATAATCATCATTCCCATAGCAACCCAAGCCATAAACTTCTGTGACTCAGCTTTTTCTTCACGTAGCTCAATCTCAAGCATACGTTCTTTCATTGCTATTTCTTGTTCAGTGATGTGACCATCACCATCTACGTCAAAATTAATTACCATATTTAATCCATAGAAAAAATGCTATACCCGCAACGCCAGACAACATAAGTAATATAGAAATACTCCAAGTAATAATAGCTTCTTGTATTTCTGCTTTACGATACTCGTGATCTCTTTTTTGCTTACGTATCTTAGCTTCAGTACGTACCAATTCATCCCAAGCTGCTGGACCATATATAAAACTTATATGATCACGTAACTCTTTTCGCATAGCTTCAGCTTGACGTTTAGCATTCCAAACTTGTAAAGCTTCTGCTTCAACAGAACCACCTAGAGATTTCCACCACGGGGGATTGTTTACTTTCTTTTCAGCCTGACCTAAATCAGACATAGCCCCAGCCCATTGAGACAGTTGACCGTGCATGTCTTGCAACTCACGGCCAACTTGTATTCCTTTTTTTATAGCGTTAAATGCTGTAGTAGCACCCGCTATAATAGTAATGGGGTCCATAGCAAAGCCTACGTGTTGGGGGGAACAGATTAAATTTCGTAAACTACTCTGCGAATATCACCACGACCAATACCTAGATCTTGCAGTTCACGATCCGACATACGGTAAAGTTGGTTTGCTGCAATCTTGCGATTAACTTCTTTTTGACGTGCTTCAATAATACGATTAAGTACTTTAACTAACCATTGTTTCATAACTATCTCCTTTGTTATCGGTAAACTTAATTACCAAAGATAGTTATATCATATATAGTTATATCATACTATTGATATTATTGCAACCCCGTTATGCTTATCCAACAGGAATAAATGTTTCTACTACGGTAATAATACTGTCAATGTGTCCTGCTGAAGTAGGTGTAATCTGAATCTTATCGCCTGGATCAAGCACAAGCTCTATACCTTTAAACTCTAAAAAGTTACCAGCACCTAAACTTTTACCTTCTACAAAACCTGATGCATAGCTTGCTGACGAGTCATACCACTTAACACTAACGCTGTTGGTACTGGCACCAGAGTTATTTACAATAATATAAACAACCTCTGCAATACAGTTAGCAGGGCAAGTATATACATCCTCTGTAGTAGTGCCATTGTTGTGACCCCATACAGAACGTTTGCGTGAGGGTTTACCCTGCGTAACTAATGTCATTTACTTTTCGCCTTTATCTGTAACAAACTCATAAAGCTTTTCAGCTTGAGCCTTTACTTCTTCTGGTGTGTACATCTTTGGGATATAACGTTCCCAAGCTTCCAATGCTAAATCGGTATTACTTTTGGATTGCTCCATTATAGTCTTAGCTACTTCAAGCTGTGTATCATAAGCTTTATCTAGCATTTGTTTCGCCATTGACAATACATCTGTGCGAATTTGGTAAGGATTAGATTTAGTGTGTGTCATGTGTGTGTCTCCTTTACTTAATCTTCTTTAGTCTTAACTACCCAAGCCTCGTTAACTTCAGTAGTAGGATCGTCTGCAATAAAATTACCATTCTTATCACGAGCACGTTCCATTACCAGTTTAGTTGCTTTCTTTGCAACTGTCTTAACTGTTTTCTTTACTTGTTCTTTAACTGCAGGTTTTCTACTTACAATATCTTGAATCTGTGAATCGTTTACGTAGTATCCACCATACGAGTCTTTACCTGCAAGTACGTCACCACGTTTAGTTGTTACAAGATCTTCAGTTACTACGTAACCGCATTTCTCTAGTTCTGTTTGCCAGTCTGTAAATTTCATTTTAAATCCTTATGTAGCTTTGCCAACTCTAAAGCAAGCTGCTCTTGCAAATATACCATTAGCCATAATACTATTAGCCATTGTTCTAGCATCCATATTACATTCTTCTTCTGTAACATGTAGCTTATTAACATTAGCCATAAGTGTACAAGATGTAACTTCAGGTGTCAAGCAGTAGAATACAAGAGCAAGCCACATCTTATTTTTTCTTATGTACCATACCACCACACGCCATTGTAGATTTTTGTGTAGCTTTCATAGATGCACCACAGTTAGCGTAACCACCCTTATTGTATCCATGCTTTGCACCTTTCATCATACTACCATCTGGCATACGATGAACTGCTCCACCTTTAGCCATACCTTCTGGTCGTGCTTTAGGACGAGGTGATTGATTAACTTTACTGGAAGAACCTTCTTCTTCAGACATTTGACGAAGTGTCTTTTCAATGGCTGCTTGAATCTGTGCACGTTCTTTATCTGTCTCTGCTTCTTTTAAACGTGAACGTAGCTCTGCAATACCTAGACCCGCTAGTCCAGCCATACCTGCTGCACCTGCTGCCGCACCTTTAATCTGACCACGAGCATACGCACGTTGTCCTTTAGTTGCTGGTGCAATTTTCTTTTGTCCTGCAGTTTGTTTGGATGCAGCTTTAGCAACACGTTTAGCTGCTGTTGATAGAATACCCATTATTTAAAAATTCCTTTTTTACGCATATCAGTGTGACCTTTACGAGGCTTGCCTGTTGCCATGCCACCTTTACTAAATGGTACTTCAGGTAATGTCACTTTACCTTTCATCTTACGATCACGAGCAGACTGAGCAGAGCGACGTGAAGCACGATCTACTTCTGCAGCTTGCATGTCTTCAAATGATTTACGTTGTGCATCCAACATCTTTTGCATAGACTTCTTAATCAAGCCTTCATTCATATCATCAATACGACGTTGCATCTTATCAAAGTCAGTAGCAGTCTTAGCTTGCTTAATGTCTGTAGCACTTACAGTCATCTTCTTAGCAATGCTACCTTTCTTCTCAACAGTCTTAGCTGCCTCTTGATTCTTTAAACGTTCAACGGTTTCTCTGGCTTGCTCACGTGTAATGACACGTTCCCCACTCTTACGAGCAGGTTGATTCTTTGTACGTTCAGCAGTCTTGCCAGCTTTCTTTGCTGCTTTAGCAAGTTTACCCAATACACTCATGGTGTTATCCTTTTCTATACTTAGCTGTTTTCTTAGCTATAGCTTTAGGCTGCTTAGAAAACTGTTTACCTTTAGCAGTATCTTCACGCTTCTTTGCTGTTGATGCTGCAT